ATGGCAAGACATAAAATGGTAAATGGAAATAAAGTTTTCTTCACGCAAGCCGAAGAAAATGAAAGAGATGCTAGAGAGGCACAATGGCTTAGTAATAACCAAGCTGAAAAAGATGCTGAAGCTGCGGCAGCAGCAAAAAAAGCATCAGGTAAACAAAAATTAAAAGACCTTGGTCTTGATGACGAAGAAATAAAAGAATTAACAGGAGCATAATCCTAATAGAATCATGTTAGGTTTATCAGCATTCGGAGAAACAACTTTTGGCGGATTAGGTCACGCAGGTGCTGTAATTCTTGTTACTGGGAGCGGAGTTACCGTTTCACAGGGCACACCTACCTACGCTATCGACGGAACGGCTGTTGTAACAGGTAGTGGAGTTACCATTTCGATGGGAACGATCACTTTAACTATTTCAGGATCTGTGACAGTAACAGGAAGTGGACTAACAGTTTCTGATGGCGCTGAGGAAGTAAATGTGATAACTTGGCCAGCAATTGATCCAGGTGTCAGCATGACATGGACCAATATAGACCCGTTATAGGAGGATTATGGCATCAACATATACGACAAATTTACAATTAGAAAAAGTAGCCACAGGAGAAAAAGCTGGACTGTGGGGAACCGTTACCAATACTAATCTAGAAATATTAGAACAGGCATCAAGTGGATATTTATCGGTCGATGTAGCTTCAGGCGATGTCACATTGTTATTGAATGATGGAGCCACTTCCAATGGTAAAAATCTATTCTTTACACTAACAGGAACACTGGCGGGTAATCGTAATTTTATTATGCCCACTGCGGCAGAAAGAATTTTTATTGTTAAAGATTCAACGGATCGTTCTTCAAGTAATTATACTTTAACCGTTAAGACGGCTTCAGGCACAGGTTATATAATGCCTGTAGCTGCAACTGCATTGGTTTATTCTGATGGAACAAATACGACTTTAGGCATGCTACAAAAAAGTTATGTCACTCATACCGCGGCCTATACCGCTGTTGCTGGTGATCAAATTTTCTGTGATACCAAAACAACTGATGCATTTACCATTACTCTTCCCGCAGGGGTTGTTAATGATGAAATAACATTTATAGATAGTCAAAATTATTTTGGTTCAAACAATCTGACTATTGATTCTAATGGGGCAGAAAAAATTAATAGTTCAGCAAGTAACTTAGTTTTAAGCACTAATGGTCAAGCTATTACATTAGTATATGCCAATGCTACAGTAGGCTGGATATACAAAACGAATACAGCCTAGGAGCTAATTGAATGGCTCTCGTAGATTTTAAACTACTTCCTGGAATCGACAAACAACAGACTCAGGTTGGTGCTGAAAGGCGCTGGGTAGATTCTGATAATGTCAGATTTCGATATGGTCTTCCTGAAAAATTAGGAGGATGGTCTTCTTTATTAACCGATACGATTGTGGGAGTAGCCAGAGCTCAATTCCCTTTTGTTGATCTTGATGGAAATCGATACGTTGCAATCGGTACCGATAAATTTTTATTAATTTATTATGAAGGTCAGCTTTATGATATCACTCCTTTAGCTACAACAATCTCTAGTGCTACTTTTACTTTTAATGGCACAACTACCATTACTATGACAACAAGTTCTGCTCATGGCTTACTTGCAGGTGATATAATCTTATTTGACTCGGTAACTTTGCCTGGTGGTACAGGTTTAACAGATGCTGCATTTGAAGATAAATTATTTCAAGTCATTACAGTTCCAACTTCAGTTACATTTACTATTACATTTACCAGCACAGGATCTTCAGCAACAGGAGGAAGCGTAGATTTAAAGCCCTATGCATCCGTGGGCCCTGCGGCTCAAACTTATGGCTATGGTTTTGGTGTTGGAAATTTTGGTGGGACAATTTCTGGAGTAGCTACTACTGATTTAGACGGAACTTTAGGTGATAACACTTCTGGAACAACAGGAACAACTATTGCTGTAACTTCTGCCACTGGTTTTCCCAGCGCAGGTGGAACAATTATTGTAAGTGATACTCCAGCAGTGGATGGAGAATTAATTGATTATACTGCTGTTTCTACAAATAATTTAACAGTAATTACCAGAGCGGTAGATGGTTCCGACCGATCAGCTCATGCTGATGAAGTAGCTGTAGCTGATGCTACAGATTATACAGGATGGGGAAGTGCCGTAACTGCTTCAAACGTGACCCTTGAACCAGGACTCTGGGCTTTGGATAATTATGGAGATGTTTTACTAGCAACAATTTTAAATGGAAAAACTTATACATGGGATTCAAGTATTGCAGCACGATTCACGACCCGTGCATCAACAGGCACAACAAGTTATGTAACAACCTCAGCTCCAACAGCGTCTCGAGCCATGATGATGTCTCCAGTCACGAGACACTTAGTTTTATTTGGAACCGAAACTACGATCGCTGACACCTCTACTCAAGATGATATGTTTATACGGTTCTCGGACCAAGAAACAATTAATGATTTTGCTCCAACCGCTATCAATAGTGCTGGAAGTCAAAGACTTCAAGATGGCACCAAAATTATGGGAGCGATTAAAGCCAAAGATAATATTTTAGTGTGGACCGATACATCCCTCTATACCATGAAACATGTAGGAGCTCCTTTTACGTTCGGTTTTGAACAGGTTGGAACTAACTGTGGATTGATTGGTCAAAACGCCGTTGTAGAAATTGATGGTGTTGCCTATTGGATGAGTTCAAAAGGATTCTTTCTTTTTGACGGGACGGTTAAATCTTTAAGTTGTACGATTGAAGACTATGTTTATGATGATATAGATACGACTAAAGGTCAACAGATGTGTGCAGCCATCAATAATCTATTTACCGAAGTGGTATGGTATTACCCTACGACAGGTGCAAGCTACAATGACCGCTATGCAGTTTATAATTATGGAGAATCTGCAGGAAGTGCGGAAGGCAAGATTCCAGGAGGAGTGTGGTACCCAGGTACTGAAGCAAGAACTTCATGGATGCCAGCTAAAATTTATCCTAACCCTCATGCAACTAAATTTGATTCCACAGCAACAGGAACGTTTCCTAGTGTGATTGGTGAAACAGGTTTAGGTCAAACGGTTTATTTTGAGCATGAAGTAGGAACCAATCAGATTAATCCTGATGGATCTTCAACAGCTATTGCAGGCACTCTAGAATCCTATGATTTTGATTTAGAAGTAGGAGGCGCAGGCCAGCATTATTTATCAATCAGCAGATTTTTACCTGACTTTAAAACATTAACAGGGAACGCAACGGTGACTTTAAAACTGAAACGTTTCCCGTCGAGTACGGCAACCTCAAGCGTCTATAGTCCTTTTACCGTGACTTCTTCTTCAACTCAGTTTAATACCAGAGCTAGAGGACGATTTGCGAGTGTAGCAATTTCCAATAGTGCAGTTGATGAAACATGGAGATTTGGTACTATGAGACTTGATGTTAAACCAGATGGAATGAGGTAATGGCAAAGATAATTGTTAAAGTACCTGAACCAAAAGAAGAATATGATTTCTCTAATCAGAAACAAATTTCAAGAGCATTGACTGCTATTATTGAGCAGCTTAATTCAACATTTTTACAACAACAAAAAGAGGACCAGGAGCGTTTTACCTGGTATATGTCTTAATGGCCAACGTCTATAAAGTTGTTCCTATTCTGATTAATGTAACGACAGCCAATCAGGATGTCTATGAAGTACCTGCAGCAACGACTTCTGTTATCCGTTCTATTTCTGTCTATAATACAGACGGGAGTACCATGAATGTGACGCTTTCGGTATATGATAGCAGTTCTACCACTACATTTGTCTATGATTATAAATCAGCCCTTGCGGCTACCACTAAATTTGAATTTTTAAACTCAAGTAATTCTACACTTTTAGTTTTAGAAGAAGCTGATAAACTACAGGTTACATGCGAAACAACGGGTGGCTTAAATTTAATAGTATCCGTACTGGAGATAAGTAGGTCATAATGTCATTTAAAGAAAAAGGATTGGTAACATTTAAAACGGTCGATGGTAAACTTCAGGAAGAGGTGGAAAGTGAGACTGTTATTACAGTTACTAACAAGATAACAAAACAAGAGTATGGATCCGATGCTGAAGCTGCTGCTGATGTAAAAGACCCTAATACTGCAACCAAAAAGGAGGATATAAGAAGGGACGTTTTGATAGATATTAAAAAAATGCCAAGTCTTTTATCAAAGTCTGACCTTGTAAATTCTTAGGTTTTTGTGTAAAGGTATACACTCAGGTGAAATCCCTGCCTTTAACAAATAATCAATTAAGATAGTTTAAATTATGCCATTCAAATCAGAAGCACAACGCAGATACTTATGGGCCAACGAGCCAGAAATTGCGCGTGATTGGACCGATACTTATGGTAGTAGAATTCATAAAGCTGGTGGACAATTAGTTCAACCAGGAATAGCAGGAATAGGAAGACCAGGTTATAATGGTCAAGGGGATTATACTCCTGATAGAAGTCCTGGTCGAACTGCTCCTGGCGGAGGTGCAGGTCGAGACATTTTAACTGGTCAAAGAACTATTGGTCAAACCGTGGCTAAACGTCCTTCTCCAGTAAGTACAGGCGAACAAATTAATCAATTAATAAATAAATATATTGGCGGTGGACCTAATAAACTTATTACACAAAGAAGTACCGCTATAAATAAAAATAGAGATTTGTTTGATAAACTTCTTGCAGCAGATTTACTAGAAGAAACAGGAGGAGTCGGAGCATGGGACTGGAAAGGAAAAGATCCTCTAGAGTCGCAGGCTACTTTAGACCTGCTTAAAGATTATGGATACCAAGGAGGCTATCACGATGTTAATGATCCAGGTCATCCTGATTATGATCCAAGAGGTGGAGGAGAAGGACAAGGAACAGATCCTTGGCTTTATCCACAAGGAGGAATAGCAAGTGTAGATGATACAATTACAACAGTTGCAGATTTAGGTTTAGGAAGTGGACATTTTAGAGTACCTGAACAATATAGAGTAGCTGAAGGTGGAAGAATACCCGCAGCTTTCGGTGGTATCATGGATAGTGAAACAGGAAGAAGAGGTTATGGTTTTGGAAGTTTTATTAAAAAGGCTTTTAAAAAAGCTACTAAAGCAGTTAAGAAATTAGCTAAAAGTGACATTGGAAAATTAGCTTTGATGTATGGCGCA